GTGCCAAAGTTAGGTACACCCCAAGGGTGTACCTAACTTAGCCTACATGCCTACAGTAGTGATGTAGGCATAATATAAGTACCCCCTAAAGGGGGTACTTAACTTCAGCACATCACGGTAAGGGGGCTAAACATACCACACTATAATCACACATGAACTGGGTGATACCTGAAAAACCACCCTGGAAAACTGTGGAATGGATACAGAGTCCAACATGGACTTCTATATCTGCCACATCTGCTCCTGTCATTTCCTATACGAACAAATGGTCTCATATATCCGATGAGACAATGGCTAAGATGAAAGAGACGATCGAACGACTGGATCAGGCGAAACGCTGGGAACTTGCGAAAAAAATGGCGAATCCGTATGAACTCGTCTATACGCACAATGACGAGAATTTCCCGAAATCCATCTGTCTCGTATCTCCCTTGTCCCGATCTTTTTTCAAGATGGTCGAAATTCTGCACGTCTGCTCCTTCTTCAAAGAGCAGCCGGCCAAACTCATCTCGGCCCACGTCGCAGAAGGTCCAGGCGGCTTCATTCAGGCCCTCTACGAACTCTCCGAAAAAAACAAGAAGAAGATTGTCGGGTCCGTGGCAATGACGCTGAAGCCCGTGAATCCGCAGATACCGGGCTGGAAAAAGAGTTATAAATTCATCACGAAGTATAAGCAACTCCTGATCCATTATGGATCCGATGGAACAGGTGACATATACAGCCCCGAAAATCAGAGGTCGTATATATCAGAGGTGGCGAAAATAGGCGAGGCACACCTCTTCACTGCCGATGGAGGGTTTGATTTTAGTGACGATTATACCCTACAGGAAATGCAGATCTTTCATCTTCTCTTATCATCGGCCACCATCGGTCTACGTGTTCTCCGTGTGGGCGGCCACTTTGTCTTGAAACTATTCGACTGTATGTCGCCACACACGAAACTTTTCTTAGTGTTGTTATCGCGCTGCTTTCAGAAATGGACCCTATATAAACCGGCGATGACGCGCCCGTGTAACTCTGAGCGCTACTTCATAGGGGTATCCTTGCGCCAAAATATTCGGATTATCCTAGATATGTTGACTCAAATGGAGATACAGGCAGCTAAGGGGAATTTCCCGGATGTGGCGGACCTCTCTTCATCGGAAGAGATTGCATATCTGGAACGGCATATTCGCCAATCTAACGAAGTGCAAATAAGACATATAGAGAACGCGATCTACTTTGCGAACAATCCGGATGTTTGGCAAAAAGAGTGTTTGAACGATGTCTTACGGAAATCGTACGAATGGTGCGAATTTTTTGGAGTCTATGCGAAGCCTAAGAGTGGATAGGGGCATGTGCCAAAGTTAGGTACACCCTTGGGGTGTACCTAACTTAGCCTACATGCCTACATCACGGTAGGGGTGATTGTATAGTTACTCCTTTTTACCGTACTTATCATACAGCCTCTTCCCCACCACGACCGATGCCTCGTGCTGAGTCAGATTTCCCTTATCCATGTTCTGTAGCATGGAGAGCATCACATTCAGATTACTCTCATCGTAGCCCTCTTCCGCCGTAATCATCTCAAAGAGGTTCTTGTACTGTTCGTGGAATTCCGGCAGTAGCTCCTTGATCTCTTCCGCAGACCGATTCTCCTCCCTATATTTCTTCACACACGCCACCATCTTCTTAATGTACTCGGACCGCTTGGCGGCGTCGAACTTGTGCGGCTCGTTCTGTACGGACGAGAGGGGGGGCGACTGTTGCATTCTACCGGACAACGTATGTTTTTTTCATCTCAATTTTACCGCCATCTAATAAGTAGAATATGAAAGATGATTATGAGGTAAGTCCAAGAGTCGTGGCGTTCCGGAATATTCTTGAAGAACTTAAGCGGAAAATCATAGAGGAGGGTACAGAGACATATAAGTCCAAATCCGACATACAGGATAAGGATCGTTTGAACCCTGTTGTGCGCCGTATTCGTCAATTGAAGCCCGAGATTGAGAGTATTATGAATAATCAACCGACACCTACGAATGAAAGGATTCATTCATTCTTTGAATCAAATAATCTGCACTTCCACGACTTGACGGATGATGAACGGAACACATGTTTCCATATTTTACATGTTGACCTGTATATGTATCCGTTGACGCTTAATCCGGAAGTTACAATGAAGGCATTAAAATCTAAACGCATCCTAGATGTCTAGCGTGTGTCCGCCAGGATATGTAGAAAAAACAGACTGGTTCGGTCTCGTATCACGCTGTGTTCGCTCATCTACGCGAAAAGCGTCTACGCGAAAAGCATCTATGCGGAGAGAACGTCGGGCTCAGCCGGTACCCAAGAGGGCCACACGCCGATCATCCAGGCCGCGTTCTTTAAGACGCGGAGTATGCCCTCCCGGTATGATGGAGCGAAAGGGTTACAGACGCGAATATTCCAACAGTATTCTTCGCAACGGATTCACCGTACGCCGTTCTGGGAAAACATTCCGAGCATTCCCGAAACAGCGAGAAATGAGTGTGGCCGCTGCCTGTGTAAAAAATACGCGTAAACGGAAGGCTGAAGCTAAACACCCAGCAGAGACGAAGGGGAAACAAGGCCAACTCTCAAAATACGGATACTCGTTCCAGAGAGATAGTCACGAGCGTCACACGGCTCTAAGACGTGCCATTGAGGCCTACGGCCCTCTAAAGGTATTTCGCAAACTGGATTCACTCTATCACACGGCGGAAGTCTCACATAAAACAGCTGCCCCTATTTTGAAGCGTGATCGGAATTGGGTATACCTTAGACATAAAAGTATAGAGCCTTATTTGCGCCGTGAATAAAATCTAGACTACCGTGATGTGCTGGATTAAATACTCCTTACGGCGTATTTAATCCATGCCGTTACCGTGATGCGCTTATTTTCTATACTAACCGGTAGAATCAATGAAGACCTCTTTCGTTGTTACAGGCCTCTCTCTTCTCCTTTTAGCCAATGTGTTAATGGTGACACAGTACTTCCGTCGTAAGGAAGGGTTCCAGGCAGTAAAACCAAATCATCTGAGTAATCAGGCGGCCATGATGGCCACTTCCGGTGGAAATGAGGGGAACGGCAAGCTATCTATGGCAAACACGAATGTCACCGACAAGGCCCCTGTGATGGAGGGATTCACTTCCTTCCTCCTTTCCAATGCGGGCGGTGCGAAGGAGAAGTACGAGGCCATCGGCGGCTACGATGGCATCGTCCTCCCTACCGGCAATAATGTCTCCAGTTGGAGATATACGGCCCCCAATGAGCCGCTCACGGGGCCGGAATTTGTTCCCGGCGACGACAACCTCTTCATGTTCAAGAATAACCAGTGCAAGCCCGAATGCTGTGGGGCGAGTTTCAGCTGCGGCGGGGGCTGTGTATGCACGACTCCCGATCAGAGACAGTACTTGGCGAGCCGCGGCGGAAACCAGACAGCGCCTGGGGACAATCCTTAACGGCGAGGCACAACCTTTTTTCCAAAAAACCCATAGTATGAAAGTATGTATCATTGGAGCAGGAGCATCAGGTATTCTCTTGAGTCTTCTTCTCCAGCAATTCGGCCTACCCCTAAATGATTTCTGCATTATCGATCCCCATTTCGACGGGGGCGATCTACAACGTAAATGGCCCAACGTCATCTCCAATACACCCTGGTCGGCCACTACAGATGCATTTCGCCGCTGCCTACCCTCTCTAGAACTCCCCGCGTGGTCCAAGCAAGTTCCCCCCGATCAACCGACGCCCCTGAGCACAATTGCGAAGTTACTCCGCGACCTCTTTCATGCGGCGAAGTTCCAAACAGTCCGCGGCATAGTTGAAAAGGCCATATGGAAACCCGAAGACGGCACTTGGATCGTTTACGTACAATCCGGCACGGGCATAGCAGAAATACATTCCACGCGTGTCCTATTCGCCCAAGGATCTATACCAAAACATTACGATATGCCGATTCCCTCTATACCCCTAGAGGTCGCGCTTGACCCCGAACGGATCAAAACCTATGTGAAGCCGTCAGACCAAGTCATCGTATTCGGGACAAATCACAGCGGCATTATCGCCCTCAAGAACCTTGCCGATAATGGTGTAGGTAAGATCGTGGGAGTACACAAGGGGTCCAGACCCTTCCGATGGGCTCGCGATGCAGAGTATGAGGGCCTGAAGCTAGATGGCGCCGTAACAGCCGACTCCATAATATCCGGCAAATATCCAAATGTGCGCCTCGTATCCTATGACAACACACCAAATCTTATACGCGAAACGAGAAACGCGACTTGGGTTATATACGCCACCGGATTTCAACCGGATACGACCATTAGGGTCTCCGATGATTCTACGGGCGTTTCTCATATCGACTATGATCCCAATACGGGTGTTCTCAAACATGTACCGAACGCGTGGGGATTCGGTATCGCGTACCCGAGCCAAGCTCCAGACGGAATTCACTACGACGTAGGGATCTCCTCTTTTCTGGAGCATTTTTACAAACAAATACCAAGCATTCTTCCGGGTGCCGATTTGTAATCTTAAGGATACATAGAATAGGTCCCATGTTTACTACAGGGAATTCAAAAAATTCGACTACCACAATCTCCTCTGCCGTAAACGGTATAGCAAAGGCAACGAATTCAGCCCTAGGAGCCGTGAATACGGCGGCGGCATCTACTGTCGCCGCCGTGAATTCTCTCGCAACAGATACCGTGAAGGCTGTGAATTCGGCCGCCACGAATGCGGTGAAGGCTGTGAATTCCGCCCTACCGTCAGCAAATAGTCTTATGCCGTTTGCGAATGCCGCAAAGAATGGGAAACCGGCCAATAATAGCGGGAAAAATTCGAACATTTTCCATAATGCCTACAACAATTTCAAAAACGTCGGGACGAATTCCCTAAATACTTCCGCTAAATCTAACTGGGGAATGATGTTCGGTGTTGTGCTTTTTCTTACCGCAACCTTCCTCTTAGCCATGTTCGTTTTCCAGAATGAATTCAATACGGCCTGGGACTATTTGAGCAAATCTATAAATAAACTCTTCAAAAAGGATGTCCCCACCAATGAAACACCCGAGGATCTTATTAAAGAGGAAGAGGGTAATATTATGAAAGGCATGCCCGGGGAATCCGATAAGGCCGCGGGAGGTCTCCTGAATAAACTACTTCCGATGGGAACCAAAGAGGTCTTCAACGTGAGTCTCAACGACTATTCGTACTATGACGCGGAGCCCCTCTGTCTCGCTTTAGGAGCGGAACTAGCAAGTTACGAGCAGGTGAAGGAGGCCTGGAACAAGGGTGCCGACTGGTGCAACTACGGCTGGACGAAGGGGCAGCTCGCAATCTATCCGACACAGAAGGACACGTGGGAGAAACTTCAACACGGCCCGCTAGATGAAAAGGGTGCGTGTGGTCGCCCCGGTGTCAATGGCGGCTTTTTCGATAATCCGGAGATGCGGTTCGGCGTGAATTGCTACGGCGTGAAACCGGATCAGTCCGCGAACGACGAGCGCGTTCTCATGGAGAACGGGACAATTCCTAAAACTGCTTCTACACTAAAAATGAACAAGCAGATCGAGGAAATCAAAGAGAATATTGATATGGTCGGAATTCTTCCGTTCAGTGGAACAAAGTGGTCGGCGTAACGTGATGAAGTTAAGTACTTGGCGGTAATTATTTCCTATAGCCGCCCCAGCCCGCCGCCTCATCTAGATAGACGTCGCGATTGCCTCCGTTCGCGCCCCCCTCTTCATCATCCTCTTCGTGCATCTCGTGCATTCGATAATACAGAATCTCTGTTTGTGGAGAATCGTCCAAGTCCAATTGTCTCCAAACAAACTCTTCGATATCCATCTGCCGCTCTCGCCCGTTCGGAAAATCGGGTGACAGGTCGCTCCAATCGGTCCAGGCCGACCAGAATGTGGACCACCGATCAAACCCGATAACGTCGTTGAAGTGTATGCGATCCTCCGGGATTGGCTGCGTATTATAGGGTTCGTCCGTCCACACACTACGACCCTTAAATGCATGATAGTTCCAATATAGGCCCGTGGCAATATAGGTATATAACTCCGACACGGATCGCCCGAACGTATACCCATAGGACCGTATAAAAGGTACCAGCCCTTGCTTTACGAACCGATGGAGCACGATTTTACGCGGAAGGCGTTGTACGGTCCACCAAACGGGTTCATCCAACCATTCGCGAATACTGTTTTCTATGTGTGACATTTCAAACAATCAATCTACTTCTATATGGGATAGTGACACGACTTTAGGAGGGGGCGGTAACGTCTACCGTTAGTACTAAAGTTAAGTACTCCCCATAGATAAGGCCACTCTGTGGCCTTATGATATTGGAGTGACTTAAACTTTTCGTTCTAGCCATCAGAGCCAAGTACTTAATTTAAGTACTTGGCGGTATCTATCATGTGCGCGGATCTGCCACCGCGATCCGCTTCAGTTTCAGACCATGCTCCACAGTCCGATTCTCCTTAACGAACTTTATGATCTCTTTCGTCTCATCCCGGCGCCCTGCCGTCATGTAATAGGAGTGTAGCATCTCTTCCAGCGAGGTAAATGTGAGAGGTTGTGTTGTCTTATCATCCGCAACCACTAACTTCCCTCCGGTAATCTGGATCACGGCCTTCTCGTGATTCGCCTGCTTAAGCGTCCGGATGATCTGTTGCTCGTACGTATCCCGCTCCTTTCGCATACGAGTAGCCTCCTTGTTGTAATCCGTTACAGCCGTGTCGGCGCGCACCCAAGCCTGTACGAGAGTCCCGAACGAGTTCAGATCAATCTGCGTGGAGGAACTAGCTCCGGCCATTTATGCTAAAAGGCCCGGATCTTTTTTCAGGATTTCTGCGATCTCCGGCTTCATACGGAATTTGAAGATCATCACACAGAGAGTGACAATCACAGATACGAGAAGTAGCATAAACATAACACAAATCAGCATTATATACGGGAATATCTTGTTCAGAACATAGTTCAGAATCGGGTCCAAAATCTTATTCCGGATGGCGTACTGGACGTGCTCCTTCTCGAAAAACGCCGCCATCTTCGTCGTCATTACGTCGCTCCACGATAGAGTCTCCAACATTTTTGAGTTGGATGATGATACGGCGTGTTTTTCACCGGACATTCCCTATATGGCTCAGCCATAATATTTGGGACACATAAAGCGCTCGTATGAACTCCTCCTAAAGGGTGTCCTCTTAATTTAAGTACTGAACGATATGGAATATGAAAGTCCAATACGACACGGGGCCAACAAATACACTATCCCGATAACCACAACTCGGTATCTCGACGTGACATATAAAACGAATGTTATTGGATCTGCCACTACACCGCCCCCAGACCAAATCGAGTGTAAGGCCTATATTGCCGACATGGCGAGTCTGTACGAGGCCTACGCGAAGAAGTGGTTTAACCGGGAAGTCCTATCCATTGTTTTCGCAACAAACGTTCAACACAACTGGAAACATCCGGCGAAATCGTCCTATGTTGCGCCAAAGTATGAAGACACTGCCATTCTAATACACCAAATCTGGTGTCCGGAACACATCTCTCTTGATTTGGGTACGTATACTATTCACTGGAGTCTCCGAACAGGCGAACAGAATGAAGTGATCGAGAAAGCAATTCCCTCCGACAGCTCCTCCGTGGAAGTTCCCTACGGCCCGAACCAAGTACTAATGGTTCTCCATAAAACGCCGAAATCGGAATACCGGCGTAAATTACGAAAGGCGCGCATCCAGTACGAAGTCGCTAGGCAGCGCCTGTATAAGCTGATTCTGCGTTATACGGAAAAATATGGGGGTGTGGGTGGCGATCAGACCGGATCTGACACGGACTCATCGTTCAGTCCGGAGGAGAATTAGTATCCCGGTTTCAAACAAAAAAATACGCCTGTCTATTACAGAAGCACGAATGGCCGGTTCCAAAGGTAACCTCCCTCCCCTGTTTGTTTTAGCAGCTCTCGCCGTGGCCGTTGTTTCGCTCGCATATCTGCAGCCCGGCATCTTTACAGGTCGCAAGGAGCCCTTCCAGGGCTCATCGACTCTGTCCGCCGCCTCCAACGCATCGGTCCCCGCCGGTGCTACCAGCATGCCCGGCCCCGCCCGCGAGGCCGCCGTGAAGAATGCCCCCGAGGCGTTCCAGTCTCCGTCCGGCCCGGCCGATTTCGGGAACGCCGAGGCCCCCTCTGGCTGCTATCCCCGCGACCAGCTCACTCCCGGTGAGCTCCTTCCCAAGGATCCCAATAGCATCTGGGCGCAGCAGAACCCGATGGGTACTGGGAGCCTGAAGGGGAAGAACTTCCTCTCCGCCGGCGCCCTCATCGGTGTAAACACGGTGGGACAGACTCTCCGGAATGCCAACTACCAGCTCAGATCGGAGCCGGCGAATCCCCAGGTGCCCGTGTCCGTCTTCAACGTGCCGACTATCGAGCCCGACGTGAACCGTCGTGCTCTTGAGATCGCCTGAGCGTTTTTATAACGAAATGTCAAACGATAATTTCCCACATTGGGATATCCTCGTTTAACAATAGATGGGCGACTTATCTGCGTCATTGAATTATGCCCTCAATAAAACGAAACACTTTTTCGGAATGAGCAAGTACCATATGGTAACCGTCAAGAGCCGAGTCGACGGACAGAATTACGAAGTTCGCGACATGGCAGATAAGCAGGAGGCGGCCGATTTAATGGCCCGCATACGACTCAAGATGAAGAAGCTGAAGTTGCACGTGGAAGAGAAATTCCCTGATAAGCCCCAAGTGAAACAGCTCGCAAGAAACTTCGACGCGGAGGCACATCGGCTGGGCGAATCGACTCCCGACGACGATTTCACGAGTTTCAGTGTCAACAAGGGGGAGTCCGTCCACTTCTGTCTACGTCAACGAGAGAGTGGGGACGAGTCACTCGTCAACGAGAATATCGTCACATTCGTCGCGATTCACGAAATGGGCCATATTATTACGAAAACGGTCGGGCACGGCCCCGATTTCTGGAATAACTTTGCCTGGCTTCTCGAGCAGGCGGAGGCCATCGGCATATACACTCCGCAGAACTTCTCGTCACATCCCGTGTCGTACTGTGGAATGAAAATAACGGATGAACCGACGTACGACCCGTCTAAAGATGGCACGGACTTCTCCGTCGGAAAAGTGTCACGGTGATTTGTCACCCACTTTTCCATATGTAAAAATAGGGTATGACGACAGATATTAAAACATTCATAGGGAGCATTCTTGGACCGACATCCGTTGAATCGTTCTTCTCCGAGGCTGCACCGGCCGGTACGATCACGGTGGAAGTGTACGATACCCCCGGCACAGGACCGAAACAGGTAGTACTGGATAACATATTCCCCTTTTCTACGCTTCTTGATGTGAAAATTGCCCTCTATAACAAATTCCGCCGCTCCGACGGGGCGCATCCCGACTTTGTGTTTATCGGTCGCCCCGTCTTCGGTACCAAAATGGAAACGGTCGATTACAATTGGTCGGCCTCCATGGATCCGTCCAAGAGCGTCATTTTGTATAACCCGATCGCAATTGCCTCCGGGAAAATATCGGCAGACACGAAGTTCGTGGACGCCAATGGGGACCGACGCGATGTGCGGCGAACGAGTATGGAGCGCACGACAATAGAGGACAAGTTCGGAACAGCGATCCCTGTACTACAGGCATACTTCTATTCTTTTCTAGAGGGGCTCACTCCTGGGTCTCGCCCCATCAGTGAACTCGATTGGAACGGCCGCCTGTACCCGTACTTTCCGAATCTGTCTGCGGGGACGAGCAAGACAGTCACACCACAACAAAAGACGCAGGCGAAGAAGCTCGCCGACTACTTCCTCGTGCGGGCGGCGTTCTTTCGGCGTCTGGAACAAATATTGAATTCCGGCCAGCCCATGTATTCCTTGTCCCTCTCCGGTATTCAGTATCTACTTCTCAGTTTTACGAAGCCCGTGACCATTCAGGGAGTGGAGGTACTCTTCTACGAAGTTCCCGTGAACGGGCGGCGACCCTACATGCGCCTCATGCCGGTTGAAAACACTCCTATCAGCAAGGTCCATATGTTGCCGAGCAATGAACCGAACTTGGATAACCCCCGGCTCCTCAGCACATGGTCCCAAGAGAAGAATCCGACGCCTGAGCGGGACTATTTGATGACGAAGATCTTTCTGAAGAAGCTGGGTGGAAATACGATACCGCTGTATATGACGCTGCGTACTCTGGATGATGGAACGGCGGATATCACGATAGAGCCGCCGAAGCCGCTGAAGAAGTTGGATCCGTTTGCGGATCTGTCTACATTGGGGGACGTGCTGCAGAGTGCCTTGGAGCCGTTTACGCACCTGAAATACGCACCCAAGCTGCGAAAGGGCTTCTTCACATTTGGGGTGAATCTAAAAGACATTATTGAGGAGCCCTATACGGGGGCCATCATACGTAAGAAGCTGCCCCTATTTGCAGCGGTGTTCCAGGAAATACTGCCGATGGAGGGCGTTCAGCCGATGATTATGTTGCGCTACAAGCTCGTTAGCAACTTCAATCGCGAGGACAGAATACAGGTGTTTATTACGCAGCTCCTAACGCTGCAGCCTATACACACAGAGAGCGATCTGAATGCGAGAGTGAATACGGTCGCGGATGAATTTCAGATTTCCATGAAGGAGGCGACGGAACAGGTTGCGAAGAAATTGGAGAAGTCGGCGGAAATTGT